ACTGGCGTACATGGTTTTAATTCGTCTGAATCTGTTCCGACCGGAACCGAATCACAAACAGCAACGGGGACGAATCAAGTTTCACGAACCGGAACCGATACTACCACCTACAACACAACTGACGCGGATACCGGAACGCAGACCGACGCGGACACCGGAACCGATACGCACACGCGAAATTATAGTTTAACCCGATCCGGTAATATCGGGGTTACGACGTCACAACAAATGATTCAGTCTGAACGCGATTTGTGGAAATGGAATTATTTCACCGACGTAGTTTTTCCCGATCTGGATAAACTTTTAACTATTTGTATTTATTAAAAGGAGGAAATAAAAATGACTGTTAATCAGATTTACACCATTATGAATACTGTCACCGGGGAAATTCTCGGTGAAACCGCAGTTGTTGCGGAAGACCTTTCTAATATCGTTGATATTGGAACCGCGATTTTTAACGCAACCGACGTTGATAATTACGTCAAGTCCCTTGTGAACCATATCGGAAAAGTTATCTTTGTAAACCGTCCCTATTCCGGAAACGTTCCCTCTGTTCTTATGGATGGTTGGGAATATGGTTCCGTACTTGAGAAGATTTCCGCCGATCTTCCCGCGGCAACTGAAAATGAATCGTGGGAACTTGTTGACGGCACTTCTTACGATCCTAACATTTTTTACAAACCTGTTGTTGAAACTAAATTTTTCAATAAGCGCGTAACTTTCGAAGTCCCTTGCTCTTTCACCGAACGGCAGGTCAAAGAGAGTTTTTCTTCCCGTGAACAACTTAACGGTTTTCTTTCTATGATTTATAATGCCGTTGATAAATCCATGACGGTTAAGATCGACGCTCTTGTTATGCGGACAATTAACAACATGATCGGCGAAACCATTAATGCGGACTTTGGTTCCGATCCTCTTTCCAGCAAATCCGGGGTTAAGGCTGTCAATCTGCTTCACCTCTATAACGATCGTTACGGCACCACTCTAACCGCGGATAATGCAATCACCGATCCCGATTTTATCCGGTTCGCCGCTTTCGAAATGGGTGTATACACTTCCCGTCTTTCTAAGCTGTCTACTCTGTTTAATATCGGGGGAAAGGATCGTTTCACGCCGTCCGATATGCTCCATGTGGTTATGCTTGCGGACTTCAAGAAGGCGGCAAATGTTTTCCTTCAGTCCAGCGTTTTCCATGACAATTTTACCGCGCTTCCTAACGCGGAAGAAGTCCCCTATTGGCAGGGTTCCGGAACTGGTTACACTTTTGCCGATACGTCCGCGATTAACATTAAAACCGCGTCCGGTGAAAATATCAGTGCAACCGGAATTCTCGGGGTTATGTTCGACCGTGATACCCTCGGTGTAACTAACCTTGATAGACGCGTTACTACCAACTACAACCCTAAAGCCGAATTTTATTCCAACTGGTATAAATTCGACGCTGGTTATTTCAATGACACCAACGAAAACTTTGTTGTTTTCTTCGTTGCGTAATTTCCGGACAACCGGAAACCGGGGGATATTCCGGGAAATATCCCCCGGTACTTTTTAATAAATTAGGGGGTTTATTATGGCATATATTAAAACGAACACACCAAATAATCTTAATGCGATTGTTGTTGAATCGGGTACAAGCGGATATTATCGAACTATGAATTATTATCCGTCCCCAGGAACCGTTCCTTTCGGTTATAGCCAATCAACCGTTAAAATGGTAACCAATACTTATCCCGCGTGGGATATGTCAAGAATGGGGCCTGTAACGACACTATTCCAATTAAAAGACGGTTATAGTATTATACTTAAACAAAACGGAACTAATCCAGATATCGGAACAAGTGTGAGCGGTAGACTATACATTTCTGACGGCACAAACGAAACACAAATAGGTGCTATTCAATACGCCGCCGTTTTCGTGATTATGGGAATTGTATATGATCCGTTTTTACCGAACAATGTTTGCGCTTCGCTTGCTTTTGCTTATGATTATACGGTGCATTCATCTTTTCCACAAGATTTCGGTAGCCGTCTTTTACGAATTGACGAACTTGTTAATTCTTCCCTTAATAATTCTTATAGTAGTAGTGTTTTCATAGCCGAAAACACAACCGCAAATCAGAGGACTTATTTTAGTACCGTAGATATTGTTTTTAATCCGTCCTATTATACCGCTGACGATGTCAACAGCAATCCCGAATCAACCGATCCTTTCACGCCTGGAGGAAATACGGAACCCGGAGGGGGAACCGGAGATTTTGACGGAACCGGTGACGATATTAGTATTCCCTCTTTGCCGACTTTATCAGCCGTTGACGCGGGTTTTATCACGCTTTTTAATCCTACCCTTGCGGAAATGAATGCGCTTTCAAGTTATATGTGGGCTGGTTTGTTTGATGTTGCAACTTTTAAAAAAATCTTTGCCGATCCTATGGACGCAATTTTAGGTTTATCAATCGTTCCAGTTGCCGTTCCTAACGGTTCACAAAAACCCGTTGTTGTGGGTAACATATCCACGGGCGTTAATATGACTGTCGCGGCATCGCAATATGTGGAAGTAGATTGTGGAACCTTGAACGTCAACGAATATTGGGGCGCGTATCTGGACTATGATCCATACACAAAAGCCGAAATATATTTACCGTATATCGGTACTCACGCAATCGCCGTTGACGATATTATGGGAAAACCCGTCCACGTTGTTTATCATGTTGATATACTTTCTGGGGCTTGTTGCGCTTATGTGAAATGCGGGGGTTCCGTTCTCTACACCTTTAACGGGGCTTGCGCTTCTTCTATCCCTATAACCGGGGATAACTGGACGAACGTAATTAACGGTATTATTTCCATAGCAGGTTCAATCGGTTCTATGGCGGCAACCGGGGGCGCGTCTGCTCCGATGGCAATCGGACAAATAGCAAGCACCGCCGTTAATAATTTCAAACCGTCCATTGAACGATCTGGGGCGATGGGAGGAACCGGGGGAATGTTAGCCGTTCAAACTCCTTATTTAATCCTCACCCGTCCCCGTCAAGCGTTACCAGAAAATCAAAACATTTTTACAGGTTATCCATCTTTTATTACGTCAAATCTTTCGGACTTGAGCGGATATACTGAAATCGACTCTATTCACCTTGAAAACGTACACGCAACCGACGCGGAACTTGACGAAATCGAAACTTTGCTTAAATCGGGGGTGATCTTCTAATGTTCGATATTGTTCTGCAATTTAACGCGTCTGAAAAAAACAAGGTTACTAAAGACGTAACCGACGTTTTAACGCTAACCGGAGAACTTCGTTCCGAAACTTCAATCGTTGATCCTGTTATATTAGTTTCGGGGGATTTATCAACTATTTCCGGGTGTAATTATATGACAATTTCCGTTTTCGGACGATCCTATTTTATTACAAATATTCGTTCGATTCGAACCGGACTTATTGAAATATCCGCTCACGTTGATGTTATTTCGTCTTTTGCTGACGAAATCAAAACAAACCGTGCTATCATTCGAAAACAAGAAAACCAATGGAACCTTTATTTGAACGACGGTTCTTTCAAGGTTTATCAGAATCCAATGGTTTTAACAAAAGCATTCCCGTCCGGTTTTACTACTCAAGAGTTTGTACTTGCCGTTGCTGGTTCTCCGTCTACTTAAAACAATACCCCCGGTTCCTTAATTGGAACCGGGGGTATTTTTTCCGGTCAACCGGAATTACTTCACCTTTCCCATACCATAAAACCCCTTTCAATTTTCGGGCGAATCATTGAAATAAATTCTTTCTGTTTCGGGGTTAATGTTTTACTCAACGTCGGGTTTTTCTTCTTAGAATAACTATAAGAATAAATATAATATGTTCCCGTAATAATGTTTTGCTTGATTTTCATAATATTCACTCCTTACACCATAACAAATAATTCCTAACTATTTCACCGATTTCATTGTCTGCATAAAAAACTTTATCTTTAATATAAAAATCAGCTATGCGTTTCGTTATGCTGTTTGTTGGTTTTGTGATCTTCCTAACCCGGTTCGCCTGTGGGGAAAAGTCCGGGGAAAAAATCAAATCCGAATCGGGGTTTTTGAAATCCCCGGTTTTACGGTGAATAAACGTAAAAAGTAAATCTTCATGCTGGACAATTTCGCATTGTAGCCGATCCCCGGCAAATTCAATAAAATAAGTAAACAGGATTTCGCCTGGTTTATATTTAACCGGACAATGGGGATAAACGTCTATTTCCCATGATCCCCCGGTTATCATTGACAATTTCGGGTTATCAAAAGCAAAATAAATATCAGAATCTTTTCCGTCTTTGTTTGGTTTGGTATATTCAACCGCAACCGTTAATTCACTATCACCATAACGATAAAAATCGATATCACCCGGTTTCATTTCGCGGACGTGCTTTAATCCCATTTCTTTAAAATATGGGCAATATTTATTTACCGTATTTCCTAACATAAAGATTTTAACGTTTTTCCGATCCCGAACAATCGTTGAAACAGTATTCATAAATAAAATAAACTCGTCCGGAATATAACCGTTTCGCGTTAAAAACTCGTCAAATAATATCGTTGTTACACCGTTGTAAGTTGTTGATTTATCGTGTTCCGTTGCGGTAATAGCAAATCCAAAAGCAAACGGTTTTTCATCGGTGATTCTTTGATCTCCCTCACGTCGGGAAAGGAACCACCGGGAACCGTAATAATATACCCCCGTCCATTTACCCCCGGTAATTCGTTCAATTTCGCCGTTTAATACAATCCCTTCAAACATGGAAGAACCGCGCTTCCCGGTGAAATCGTCTTGCCAACGTCTAACAATTGCCAACTGTTCCCCGGTTTCGAAATATCGTTTTAGCGCATATGTTAAAACCGCGTATGTTTTGCCGTTGGAACGTTCACCGAAAATAACACTATAAACCGCGTTTTTCGATAAAATGTTTTTAAGACTATAATATTTTTGTTTCATTATTTATCCCCCTTTTCCAATCTTAAAAACGTCCCATATTCGTCCCAATCCTCTACTCCTAATTCGTAACCGTTTAATAAATTAGCAATATCGGACAATGTTAAAATAAACGTATCATCACCATATGGGGAAGAACAATTCTTTCTAATTTCATCATTCTCAATTTTAGTAAAATATTTCATAATATTCCTTTCTTCCGGTCAACCGGAAATCATAAAGTTTCGGTTTGAATGCTTAAAAAGTAATCAATATATTCCCTTGATAGTTTCAAAGAGTAATCAGCTTTTTCCAAATGGATTCCGGATAATTCATCATAATAACCGGGTTTTCCTGTGTAATCTGTTACAACCCCCTTTCTTTCTTCGTCTATGTATGTATGCGTCATTTTCCCGGTAAAATCCGGGGGGATATACATATCATCGGTAAAACGGTCAAACGGGGAATTATGTTCGGTTCCGTCAATATCATAATACCATCCCCGGCATAAATACGGAATACAAACTTGTTTGTTTAATCCGGAAACTGTTAATTGTACTTTGTTATTTTCGGAATACTGTACCAAATAACGTTTCGCGCCTAAAGTCTTAAATCGGGAATAAAACCCGTCAAAATCCCATACACCTAAAAACTTTTTAATACCTTTAATTGTTTCCGGTTCAATTGCTTCACGCGGTATTTTATGAAAGTCTAACGCTTTATAAAGCTGTTCCCGAATTAGGTTATTATATCGTTCAATATAATTTTTATGATTTTCTGCATTGATAACTTTAACAGAGTCAGTATCAGAATAAATATAATCTTCACCGAATTCAATTATACCTGTAAAAAGATTTCGTCGCGCATATGCCGTTACCCACACCCCCCACGGATAGAAAAGAAATCGGCTTGAACTTGTATTGTATTCTTTTATTTTCTGTTCCATATCAATTTCCGGGGTTTCTTCATCCGTCAACCAATGATCGGTATAAATGTTTTCGTCGCGGATAATATCCGTTACAATCATGCCATAACAGGCGTTTAACATTTCTTTTGATTGTAAATATTCCACCTCTTTTCCGGGGATCCCCTTTAACGTCGTTTTATCGCCGTATAATTTTAATATAGCTTTAATAAAATCTGTTGGTAAATAATTCTTTTTGTAACGTCTAAAATTGGCAATTCTTATTTTATCCCATGTGTAAAACTGTCTGATTATAAAAAAATCCTGTTCCGTAACCGTTGTTATGATTTCATCTGCTTTTACAATTCGCCCATTGTTAATAACCGCATTAACTACTCTACTGCAACGCGATTGTGAAATATAGCTATCAAACCACAAACGGGAATTAAGTCCGATAAACTGCACGTCAAATAAGCAACAATATAATTTCAAATTTCGTTCAAAATCCTCTTTCGATTTAATTTCGATTTCTTCCGCTGTTCCCATTGGAAACATTTCCGAAACCATAACAGCCGGATAACTTGAAGTAAAATCATATGAAGTTACGTTTTCAACAACTTTACCGGAATAAAACGGGTTTGCATGAGTGAACCCGCCTTGAAAAGCACGTTTTAACTGTTGGTATTCGTCAACCGTTAATTTCATGCCGTGGATAAAGTCCGAATAACGTTTCCGTTTAAATGACTTTTTCCGCGATTTTCCCGGTTCATAAAAACAGGATTTCCGACAATAATTTCGAACATATCCGGTTTTAGTCAATGGGATTTTTGTTAAATCCCCGTCACGTTCTGCACGCTCTGCAATAAACGCAAGTACAACTTTAACGTCATTTACACAATAAGAAATTTCTTCATCCGTTAAAACGGTTTCACTATGACGTATTTTTTCATAGTCTAATGATCCGACTAACTTTTTAACTTTGTACGTCTGCAATTCATCACCTAACTTTGCAAGGGAATAACCGGATAAAAGATAACTACACCGAAACTCGATACCTAAAGACGTTAAAGCATAAACGGGTTTTCTTGCGTCAACCGAAAAAACCTTGATCCAGTCAAACCATTTTCGCATAAACTGAAATTCAAATGATAGATTGTGAACGTAAACAAGTAATCGTTTTTCGTCCGATAGTTGAAAATCGTCTGATATGATATTTAACATATCAACGAACTGTTTCCACGTTCTACCTATTATAATTTTTCCGTAAATACCAAAAGTCCACTCGTACATAATCGCAACTTTTTCGGTTTCTTTCTTTTTTCCGGTCACCCGGAAAAAAGACGTTGTTTCAATATCAAAGGAAACCGGAATGTCAATAAACTTTGTTTTTTTATTCCCCCAAACAATTTCAATATATGGTTTAATTTCAGCTAAAACGATTTCGATTTGATCCGGTGAATATATACTATTCGATTTCAAAAAATCCGGAAACCCCTTCAAATTCATCGTTTATCGCCGCCTGTTCTTCATATATACGGTCTATGGACTTATTAACGCGATTCACAATTTTTCTAATAGACAAATCTGGATCGTCTACCAAAACGTCCGCGATTTCCTGTAAAACAAGGTATTTCAAACGTTTATCAGATACCGCCGGATTAACCTCTTTTAATCTTTCATACGCTTTCCACATCTTGTTAGCGTTTTCCGGGTCAACGTCAACTCCGGCTTTTTCAAGTCCCTTTTGCGTTTCTTTTTGGACTTTCTTCCACTCCGACCGGGAACCCGTTTTAGATTCAAAGAACCCTTTTGCGCGCGCAAATTCGGCTCTTAACGCGTTTAAATCCTTTCCACGCGTTGAAAACTTACCACCGGATTTCTCAATATACCGCGTTGCGGGGGAACTTTCCCCGGACTTTTCAAAAGATCGTAAACGTTTATTTCCAGCCGAAACCAAACGCCCAACAACTTTCCGTAATTCTGATTCAGTCAATCGGTTAAATGTTCTATTATCCATAGCTAAAATATCTTTGACGGATTTTCCCGAAACTATATCATTTTTTTTCATGTAAATCCTCCATAATATCAGATACTTTCAATCCGTGCAGCATATACCATAAAAGTATTTTACTATTATCATTTCTTCCAGCTTCAAATGAAGAAATATTTTCAATAGAATAACCTAAGTCTTGCGCTATATGTTTCTGAAAATAGCCTAAAGATAAACGATACCTTTTACAAGTGTTACCAATGATTTTCAAATCAAACATACTATAACCCCCAAATAATCAAGTTTACCGGAACCGGGGATCCCCGGTTCCGGTTTAATATGAACGGAATTACTCGAAATCGTCCAAAGAATGATCGACAAATGTTTCGCCCTGTTTCCATTCGGAAACCCAAAGAGTATAACTGTTTCCGGTTTCCCCGGTTTCGTCATTAGTGTACTGTTTAACAACAAGATTTGCCGCGCTTTTATCTACGATAATATTCATGGGGCATTTTTCCGGTTTCGGGTTCCCGGCTTCATCACGAAACCGAACGGAAACCCCCTGTTTCGTTCCGTCTTTACGGGTGAGAGTAGACAAATAGGAATAGAAAGTCTTTCCCTCTGTGGTAATGCGTTTCTTTGCGTAAATGGTGATATTCATATTGTTCCTTTCTTCCGGTTATCCGGAACCGGGTTTCATAGTCCCCGGCGACTAAAATAATTATATGATCCGGTTTTAAATGGTAACCGGAAACCCATCAATTCGAATTGTAGCAACAACATATAAACCGTGATCCGGATATAAATCCGAAACATTTATAACTATTGCTTTATCATACATTTTACGCTTCAAAATAGATTTATAAAAAATATTGGGATTCGATTCTCGATAATCAACAGTAAAACTATCAATATCTTTATCACCATCCTTAATACAATAATAAGTATAAACACCAGCACTAACTTTATTAAATTCATACAATTTCATAATAAATCCCTTATTTCCGGTTTTAAGGGATAACCGGAAACCCTGTGTAAAACTCTGTGGAAACTGTGGAAAACTCAATCAATGATTCTATATTTCTCAAGAACTTCAAATGGGATATTGTAACGGTTCCCGGATTCATCGGTAACAATTACCATATGTTCAACGGTTTCCGGTTCTTCCGTTTCAACGGGTTCTTCTGCTTCAACGGTTTCGGGTTCTTCTGCTTCAACGGTTTCGGGTTCGGGTTCCATATGGGATTTGATAACTTTCTCAATCTCTTTACACGTCATATCCGTCGTAATTTCACCGTCGCCGACCAATTCAACCGCCAAATCACGCCCACCTGGCAACATTTTTTCAATCTGTGTAACGGTGAAATCGTCCCCGGTTCCGTCAACGATATTCGATCCATAACCCTTAATTTTTCCGCGTGCGTCGGTAATAGCGCGGGTGTATTCTTTTCCGATTCTCAACAGAGTATAAGAAGCGGACTTCTTAAAACCAAACGTTTCCATAGCCCATTCGTGGACGGACTTAAACCCATCTTCTTCATAACATTTCGTTTCGTCAACTTGCGCCATAATCGCCGCCGTTTCATACGCGCATTTCCGAACGGTTTCGCCGATCTGGAAAACTTTTTTCGTTGCCGCCTGTAAAACTTTGTTTGTAAAAGAGGGAATTGCGACGGTTCCATTCATGATAATCAACTCGTTGTTCATAGTGTTTCCTTTCTCTGTTTCACGTGAAACAGTTTCCCGTTTAATGGTACGGGGAACCAAATTAAATTAAGTTATTCCGGTTTTATGGGATAACCGGAAACCCGTTGATTTCAGATTCTAACAAGAATACTTAAACCATGTTTCGGATAAAGTGCTGAAACAGCAACAACTGTTGCTTGATCGTATGTTTTACGTTTCAAAATGGATTCATCCAAACGGGTTTGATCGTCGTCCATATAATCAACGCTAAAATAATCAACGATATCATCACCCTTTTTAATACTATAATCAGTATAACAACAAGCATTGACTTTTTCGAACTCACACAACTTCATAAAAACCTTTCCTTTCTTCCGGTCAACCGGAAACGTCAACAATACTTCAAATAATCCAATTTGCCGGATTCAATACAAGATTTAGCGCGTTGCTCACTTGCCCAAAACACAATGCGTTTTGCAAGTCCGATCTGTTTCCCCGTTAAATAGACAATACGCCCATCCCTACTATCAAACATAGCGCAGTAAAGTTCTTCAAGTTCATTATGATAAAAGTCGTAAATCCTATCGAATCTTTCCGCGTCCATAGGGATTTCCCCACTTTCCATATCACACATGGTATTATAAAGACGGTTCCGGTAAAATTCGATATCGTGCGCGTGCTTTTGAATAGAAAACG